CTTTAATGCCTGGTATGAGTTATCATCAGCATCTCTTAACGCCTTTCTCATATCCCTAGCAATATTGCTTTGGAAATTAGATTTTGCATCAATAGTAAATGATTGTGGGTCATCTGTATATCTAGCTATTTCTTTTTTAATAACATCTGGAAGCCTATCAAGCATATTGTCATTCTTTAGTCTCAGCATTAATTTCTCATTAAACAACCTTGCATCATACCAAGCACTTCTGCCATTACTATCTATTGCCTTTTTGTAAAGGCTGGTAATGCCAGCTTTAAACTTATCGTTAATAGAGCTAAATAATCCAAACACTTCTTCACCAGCTTCTTTAGTTGGTTTAGCTACTCCAGCACCCATATCATCAAAACTCTCAATAATAATATTGTTATTTTGATTCTTAATGCTCGCTAAAGAGTTAGGGCCATTTTCACCTTGAGCTAATTTAGCTAGGTTTTGTTCAGCAGTTACTTGTGCTGGGTCTCTGTTTAAAGTCCCTACAGTTGGTTGAGTTCCTGTTAACTCATAATCCAACATCCTGTCCATCTCTCTTCTTTTTACAGTACCACCTTGCTCTAAGATGTCATCTATACGTGTCAATAATGACTCCCTAACGCCTGGAGGTAACTCCTCCATTGTCATGCCTTTTGTTCTAACAACATCATCTAACACAATCTCTGCTTTTTCAAGGTTTCTAGGTTTAAATGCTTTTGGAAGCTGTCTTGCATTTTTTACTATATTAGATGCTCTGTTTAATAAATTAGCTCCAACACCAGGGGCAATCGCAGAAGCTCCAATACCCCCACCAAACTTTACCACATCACGAGTAAACTGATTAGGTATCATTTCTTGTCCAAACTGCTCTATTCCTTCAAAAGCACCACCAAAAGCACCACCACCAGCAGTTGCTCTGTTTAAGTTTCCGCCAAGTATATTTGGTAGGGATTGCTTTATATTGTTAACTGATTGTTGTGCTAACGTTGCTTCTGTTGCCATTGGAGCACCTACAGTAGCAGGCTTTTTAAGTTTATTAGCTAACGAAGCCATTGAACCACCACCCGTACCAAACTCAGTAATAGTGCTTCCTATTTTTTCAATAGGGGTTTCTGGGTAAGGTAAGTTCAAAAGGTCGCCTGCTTGTTGCCCAAGCCCTTTAGGAGGTATTTGATTGTCATCATCTCTCATTAGATTTAGCCCACCCCTAATAGGATTTGCTAGTAAGTCTATACCTGTACCACCACTAATTCCCTGAAGAACACTTCTTGTTCCAAGCTTTAACCCTCTAGGCAAGTCTTTCGTTAGATACTCTTCAGATAAAATATAGTCAAGAGTGCTATCATATTGGTTTTCATTCTTGGATTTATCAAGAATAGACCTTTGTTCGTCTAACAGGTCATCGTCATCCTCAAAAGTGTCAGAGGCAATACTTTCAACGCTGTCTTCAATTTCAGTTAATGGTATTCTTGCTTTTTGTTTTGATAAATCATCATCATCTTCAAACTTATAAGCCATTATTAACCTCCCTCTTTAAATTGTTTTAACCATGCATTAAAGACCTCTTGTGGCAATTTTTCACCATTAGCATAATAAGCTTCTGAATGTACACCTTCGTTGTTTTTATAAACATCAAAACTACGGCCATCATGTTTTGAGCCACCTGCACGTCTATCAGTCATTCTATCTCTTTGGTACTGTAAGATACCGCCTTTAGCCATAGTTTTAACATCTGTCATCATTCCTTCTTTCATGAGTTTTGAGTACTTATCATCCCAGTCTAGCTGGAAACTTCTTACATGGTCGCCATAGCCATTCTCTTTTACATAAGCCATTAAATCTCTTGCATATTGTTTTCTAAACTCCGCCCTTCTTCTTGAGACATAAGAGATAATTCTGTTGGTTTGTTGTGGGTTACCAATTTGTACTGTTGAGTTAAGTAATTGAATAAAGTCATTGTCTGTCATTGGACCTGTTCCTGGCTTTTTACTACCAAGAGCAAGTTCAACCTGAGCAGATTTTAATGCCCTAATAAAATGACTCTTGTCGCTTCCTGCTGGAACTATGTTAACACCTGTTTGCTTACCAACATAATCAAAGAAGGACATAGCATTTTGCTTGAAGTCTGAACCAAATCCTTGCTCACTACCAGCCTGTTCAACCAACTCTGAAGCATACGCCATTTTTTGGTTTAAATTTGTCTCACCAGAAATTTCATCTAACTGCTTATCTACAAAAGCTCTGCTATTTATTTGAATCGTATCGTCTAGTTTAGCACCAGTGCTTTGCGTTACTGACATAGAAGGGTTCATAGCAATTTTTATTCTTGCCTTGCCTTCAGCTTCAGATGGAGACATTTCAGGGTTTTCTTGCATTATTTGTTGTGTCATTGCCTGCACTGTTTTTTCTTTAGCTACTGCACCTTCATTTGGTTTAGTAGGCTTGTAGAAGTCTCTTATAATTTCACCAGCTTGCTCTTGTGGCATGTTTTTAAGAACATTGCCATACTCTGGATGAGATGCAATAAAGGTATCAATGCTTTTTGTGTAATCTGCTTTATTTTCTTTAGCTGTAATCATTGTGTCAAGCTTTGCATTTTGAGTTGCATTAGTTGTTAATGCCTTAAATGGCTCTTGAGCTTGTGTCATTCCTTGTTGAAATCCTTTTGCAAGGTAAGGAATTGCACTCCCATAATTTTGATTTTTAGGTTGAGCTAAATATCCTATTGCAGTACCTAACAAACCTCTCGTTAATGATTGGCTTTCAGCCTTGTCAAAGTCTTCCTTTTCTAATAGGCCTGCTTGCTTATACTTGTCTTTGTCTATGGATGTTCCAGCACCAAATATATTAGCCCCAGAACCTAGTACATCGTTATACCATGCCATTATATCAATCCTTTTTGTTGTAATAGTTTTATTTGTTCTTCCGTTAATTGTTGCCCACCACCACCACTTGTCATGGGATTAGATGATAATAAACTTCCACTAGATTGAGATAAGTCTACCTGTGGTCTTGATATACCTTGTCCCATAGGTGCAGATTGTATTGGTTTTTGTGGGTCAGTTTGTAATAAATTAGCTCCCTGAGTTATTCCCATCTTAGTCCAGTCTTTAGCTTCCATACCAGTAAAGTCATTAACCTTTCCTAAAGTATCGCCAAAACCATCAAATATACTACCACCATAACCACCATCAGCCATTGCTAATTCTTCTGCTGAAGATGATACTGGGTTGTTAAAGTCAGGATAAGCTTGCATTGGGTCTGCAACCCCATCACTAAACCCTGAATAGTTGTTCATTAATGCTTGGTTGTCTACATTGCCAGTTAAATGAGAACCAATAAAGTCTTGAGGTTGCATAACACTATTATTTACACTATTACTTACAGCAGACTGAGGAACTTCAGATAAAATTTCTTGTTGCATTCCTGCTAAGGTAGGGTTTACAGCATTTGTTGCTCCCTGTTCTGCAAGTGTTGTCATCATAGAGTTACTTGCTCCTCCAGCCCCTGCTTTTAATGCTTCTGTTGTAAAAGGATTAGATGTCATTGCACTTCCTGCTCCAGCAGTTCCAGCTCCAACCATTGCACCCGTTTTCCAATCATTGCCAGAAAGTAATGCTGTTCCAGCACCAACTCCAGCTCCTATTAACATTGCTTCAGCCATTATTTTCCACCTCCACTATTAGATGTTGTAGATGTGCTACCGCCTGGTGCACCCCATACAGCGTTAGTGTAATTGCCTAGGTGTTGTTGTTGAGCATTTTGACCATAGTCATGTCTTGCAATATCTGCATTAAGTGCTGTTTGGTCAAATCCAGCTTGCATATTACCAGCGTTCATTAGTTGATTAGCATCATAGTATTGGTTACTTGCTAAGTTCTGTGCTTGTCCCATTGCTTGGTTTTGGTTAGCCCTTTCTGCTGAGTAGTTGCCATAAGCATATTGTCCTGCTGTATCAGCTAAAGATGTTGCTAGTTTACCAGCATTTCCAGCTTGTAGGTTTGCATGAGCATTACTTCCGTATCTTCCAGCCTGACTTACATTGCTATTAGTTGCATTAGTTGATGTGTTATATAAATCAGTTGCCTTACGTCCAGCAGTATTCATTACGTTGTTAAAGTAAGGGTTATTCTGTAAATAATCACCCTGTATCATACTGTTACCTAAATCTGTTGCATTACCTAAGACAGGGCTTCCAGCGTTTGCTTGTGTTGCCATTTGGTTCATAGCATTAGTTTGGTTAGCGTTAGGGTCTAAATATGTTTGCCCAGCATAGTACTCTGGTGCACCTTCGTTATACAACCCTTGTTGTTTTGATAGTGCATCTCTAACATAAGGTACAACGTTAGGGTCTAGCTCATTTGTTGTTTGTGAGTTACCGCCACCACCTCCCCCTTTAAATTCTCTTAAGCTTGTAATGGGATTAATAGTACCTGACCCACCAACTGCTTTAAGTAGCTTTTGTTCAAAAGGATTGACATGAGCTAACTCAGTATCTCCCTCTCTACCTAGTTTGCCTAAGTCTTTTGCAAGCCAGTTGTATAGCTTAATTTTCATACTAATAATCATTTTTGTTCCTTGTTAAGTTTATATTCTACGGTTATGTATTTCTTTTCAAATCCAAACTGTTGCTTCCAAAGCCTTGCTATTGATTCTGATGTTGCACTCCCTGATATTCTGTCGCACCCTTGATTAAATGTCCATTCTTTAAATTGTTCCCAGCCTTCTTTTGTTTGCCTTCCGCCTATGTATGACATATACATCTGCCTATGTTTTGGAAAGTTATATTGTATTACACAGAAAGCACACACACACTTTCCATCTACCATTATTAATAATAACTGCTGTTCACCTCTACTACACGCTGAACGTAAATCACTTAATTCAAACTCACCATCACCTTTATCTATTGCTTTTTGTAACAAATCTCCAGCAAAATGCCAGTGCTTATGCACAAGTTGTGCAGGTATTACTAGTAATTCTGATTTCATCCTTACCCCTTATAATTGTTAACCTAATACTACATAATCAAACTTAGTCCCACTTTCACCTACATAACCTACCTTAGCAGTACCTTTTTCTTTACTTTCTATGAATGGCAATCCAAACTCTGAATTAGACCTTGCACTAAATAAGATAACTGATTCTACTGCTATCCTTTCATCTACCAATATGTTAGTTCCTGTGTAAACTGTCATTGTTCCTGTTGCATTAATTTTACCATTCATTACCCCATTAACGACTTCAGAAACATCTCTGTTAGTCCATAAGCCATTAAAGGGAAGTATGCGATACATTATTCCTTTTTTAGAACTCATGTTAATAAACCCCAGCCTAAGTCTTGCTTTTCATTGCCATTACCACCCATAAATGTATCTTGGAAAAGTATGTCTGCTTGTAGGTTTGGTGATTTTACATGACTGTCATAAGCTGATAATAACTTATCAGATAGCCCTTGAAAGCCTTGGTTATTTTGTTGTCCAAATATATTCATAGCACTATTGTTTTGCATTCCACTAAAAATATTACCACCTTGGTTTTGTTGTGGAAAGTTAGCAAAGTTCTCAAAATATGAACGACCACCATTTTCACCTTGATTAGCCATGCTAAATGCCCAGTTACCTAGTAAGCCTTGTTGTATTGCTGGGTCTTGTGATAGGTTACCAAATGGGTTAGTAAAGTTTATAGGTTTTTGTTGCTGTTGATTAATTACCATTATCTTTGTCCTTGAGGTGTTACTGTTAGGTCAAACCCTATCGCCTTTGTCCAATTACCTGTTGGTTGCACTCTAAGTCTGTGATACCTACCGCCACTTCTTAAATCTGCTCTATTTTCTTCAGAAGTAACTGATGGTGCACCAAAGTCAATTAAGCCATCAAGCTTATTCCTAGACGTTATTTGAAAGTTAGCACTGCCATTCTCTATGATAGGTTGAGCTAATGTTGCTACACTAAACATACCAAATTCCATATCATTAGTCGTTAGATAGCAGTCTACAGGTACTAAGTCAAATGTAACTACATGAGCCTTTGTTGCACCACAAAAAGCAAACTTACCACCAATAAATAACTTTGAATCTAATGACATTGGCATATCATCTAGTATAGGATAGTCTGTATCTAAGCTATCTAAAGACCTACCTTGTGTTGCTAATTCAGCTACAACGCTTGCTTCTGTTACACCCGTTGACCATTTATTTGTTTCATAGTTATAGAACATCATACCTCTTGATGGTGTTTCACTATCTGGTCTAGGATAGTTCCAAACAATCAATGATTTTAATGGGTCTACAGCAACACTAATATCTTCAGCTTGTGTTTGGTCAAATTGATTAAAGAACCAATCGTTAATCTTACCTTCACCAATAGGAGTTACTGTTGAGCCATCACAAGCAACAAAGCCTGATTCTGATAACCAATAACCTATGCCATTGTGAGTAATAGCAGATGTACCTGATAAACATCCTGTCTTGTCTGATATTTGGTCAAATTGCCAAATTAATGGCGTCCCGATATATGACATTCTTGTCACTGCTTTATCTTGTAAAACTAGTCCAAATTCACCACCTAGAACAGCTCTTATTTCACCACCTGATGGTAATGTTTGAAAGTCTGCTTGGTTAATATCACTACTAACCCAGTCATTTTCATTATTTAAATCTGACCATTGTACTTTGCTGTATGGTTCAATTCCTTTTGCTTCATCACCATCGGCTATACAATTACCAGCCACCACGAAATCCCTCACTACTGCCATTGACCTACATCTAGGAGCAGACTCTATATCTGTAAATAAACCACCATCACCTAGTATGTATCTTTGAATCTTTTGTATACCATTGGATGCAAGTACAGCTCTACCGAATTGAAGATACTGCCAATTCTGCTGAGATGTTGTATAACCTTCAGCCCTAGAGACATCTTGTATTGAGCCAGCAGTTCTTAATAATATGTTATTTTGGCGATATATGTGCTTAACTGTTCCAGCAAATATAACTACCTCTGCCTTATCTTGGGCAACAAATAATGAGTTTATATCTTCATCAGTAGGTGTGTCTGCTGATATTCTTTTTTGTGCTGGAAATGGTGCATAACCTGTTGAGCTAGAATAGACATTATAAGCCATATCTAAGCTAGCAGTTGGACTTCCCTCTGTATCAGGTAAGTCAGGTTTCCATTCACCAAATAATATTCTTTGCGCTGTCATTAACTTCCTCTTCCTGCTGGGTTTGGTTTTACTAAACTAATGTATTGTAAGCTAATTTGTCCGTTACGATTCCCTGTGCTTTTACCACTATAATAACCAGAACCATAAATTGTTGTTCCTGAATAGGTTTGAACAGAATAAAAGTTTTTCTTACCTCCCGTTCCGCCACCTGTTCTACTATTGCCATAGCCTAGTGTAGAAGTCATGTTTCTAGGGTTGTTTCCAGCATTTGCCCACCATGTAGGCGGTACATTAACATTAACTGTTGTATAAAGTGGATATCCTGTAACTGTTTGACTTGCACTAAAGTAAGAATATAAAGAGACGGCTGGCATAGTAACACTACTTGCATAATTTGAAGTAGATAAACTACCTATGACAGTCACTTGTTTTCCTCTAGCACTTCCTAATGATATTTGAGAATTGTTTGCCCTTGCACCACAGAAAGCTCTAATGAGAGACTCATTCATGCTTACTGTTTGTGTTGGGGAATAACCCTCTTTAGCATTTATTTGCCCTATGGAAATTGCTCCTGAACTTGGTAATCTTCCAGCCATTATTCCTTTCCTTTTAAAAATAGTATTCTATCGTCTAAATCAGAGAATACATTGTATGCAGTTGTTCCGTTGTTAGTCTTCCATAGCTTAATCATCTCAAGTATTAATCCCTCAAGATAAGCTAAGTTATCGTAGTTCTGTTTGAACTTTTGCTTTATCTCTTCTAACGTCATATCCATTATACAGCTTTGAAAGCAGTTACATTGTTCTCACAATTTAAAGCACCATTATTATCTAGTCTCATAACATTGTTACCATTGTATTGGAAGTATAATGAAGCACCTGATTGGAATATTGACCAACCAGCACCTAGTTTTAATACTCCAGCTACTTGAGTGTTTGATACTGAAAAGTTAGTAGCATTTAGACTTGAGATACCATTAATCGTACCACCCGTAATACTTACATTGCTAGCATCTTGGTTAGCCATATCACCTTCAGGAGCTGGTAATGTAGTCCAAACAGGGGTTGCTGAAGAGCCTACAGACGTTAATACTTGACCATTAGTTCCTAACGCACCATCCATAGCAAAAGAGCCAGTAATGTTAGTTGCTCCTGTAGCAGTGAAAGCACCTGATACAGTGAGTGGGTCGCCACCTACTCCTATCTGCCAATCTTTAATTTGTGCCATCATTTCACGCATAGCATCATTTACATAAGATGGAGGACAATCGTTAGAGATGTTTATGCCATCAATATCTGTGTTATTAGTGCTTACAACATCCCATTCTGAAACTTTAGTCTTTGCCATTGTTTATACCTTATTTATTTTGAAGTTTATATGCTACAGCGTTACAAGGGTCATACTTCCACTGTGTCATTGTATTTTGAAACTTTGGATTTTCAGCACGACATTCGTTATAAGACTTATATGCCTTTACTCCAGCCCATTCATGTTCTGCACCAAAACCTGTTGCTACTCCTAATGCTACCAATACTAATACGTTCATAATTATTTCCTCTAGTTAATTTTGTTCCAATCAGAACTTTGTTTGTAATCCCATTCATCTGTGTCAGGCTCTATCCTAACCCAGCCCTCACCTGATATGTTACCATTGCCTACAAGTGTTGCTATGCCATTAATCATTGCTACTCCAACTACTTTATGATTGGCATATGCTCTCATGACAGCTTCAGCTTTAATGCTGGCTTTACCACCATTCTGGTCTATACCTTCTGCTTCTAAATCAGCAATAGCATAGATATTAGTAGAGCCTTTTAAATCCAAACCACCTAATGCAGATAAGTCAGCAGTTGCTAATATAACAGCCTTGCCATCTACAATTTCAGCTATATCAGGTAGCGTTGAAAAGGCTACAGTTGAAAAGGCATCTATACCTAGCATTACTTAACCTTCTTTTCTAGTTCATCTAATCTTGCTGATAGTTTCTCAATAAGTGTATCTTTGATAGCTAACTTCCCATCTACTTCTTCTGCTGAATAAAAGGTTGCAGAACTTTTCATCACCTCGCCTGAACTATGCACATACATATTTGGTACATTTGCAGTTGTTTGCCAAATACTATTACCTGTCATAAGAAGTTTGCCTCTTAACCTAGTAAGAGTTACATCATCATTACCAATAGTAACTTCGTTATTTATAATAGGTGAGCTTGCTTGAGCTCCTCTTCCAATAATAGTACAGTTAGACCCACTTGTTAAGGCAGTCCCCGCATCATAACCAAGAGCAGTATTTCCAGCTCCATTTGTATTTGAGTTTAATGAATTAACCCCAACAGATGTATTTGTTGCTACAGCACCACTACCTCTACCAACAGTAATTCCATTGACTTCTATATCACCATCATAAACTGCTTCACCATCTACTTCTGTCCATATGCTATCACCTGAAGCTGAACCACCTGATACTAGAACGGCTGATAGGAAGGTACTTATAGGACTACTTTCCACTCTAGCAGTACCTGAAGCCACTTCTAAATAAGCATATAGCTCTAAATAATCTGTTGTACCATTTAAATATACAACATCTGAAACACTACTGGTTTTTGAACCAACCCCATATGCAGACCCAACATCATCACCTTTGCTAAACCAATTACCATTTTTATATATTCCTGCCACTGTACGAGATGAATTAACACCAGAAGTGGCGGAGTTAGTAACTGCCCCATTTATCTGATAGTAACCAGCAACAGAAGGTTGAAATTTACCATCTGTTAAAGCACTGTCTGTATCAAAATCCGATGTATCAAGATTAACTTTTGTCCATGTTGTAGATGCTATACCTGTCTGGTCATCACTTAATTCACCTTTAAACGCTACAGTCTTACCACCTGTTGCTACTGCTAAAGGCATTTCTGCTTCGTTCCAACCAGTAATATCTGATGTATCGCCAGCTGAGTTAAATTTATAAGTTGCTCCTACTGGAACAATTACATTAACAGTATTTGAATGGTTTGCTGTATTGTAAGTAAAGAATGCAATAGGTTTATCATTTACCAAAAGTTGAGAAGAAAAACCAACACCACCTTTACTTATTACAGATACATTTAATAGTCTTCCTGTGTCGTTAGTGTACTCTATTCCTTCAGCTCTTTCAGTTAGCTTATCTTCCCACACCATAGGCTCTGGAGTGTAACTACTACCACCACCACCTACTTTTATAGGTTCTAAACTTATTATTGAAAACTGCCACTCTGTTGGAACATATTCTCCATCAAGATTATAAAAATTTACTCTACATTGAGTGGATGTTTCATTAAATACATTTGCTACAAGATAATTGGTAGCACTTACAGAAACAACATAACCTTCATCTAAAGGCGTATCAAAATTAATATAGTATGTACCGTCAAAAGTAGTTTCAAATCCTAATCCAGCTTGCTTAGTACCATCTTCATTAACTCTACCTGACATTAACACAGGTAATATATCTGTAGTACCACCACCACCTGAACTAGGTTCAGCAGTAGCGTTAATACAATACAACATAGCTACGTTACGAGGTCTTGTTTCTTCACCACCAGTTGATGTTGTTTGCATGCTCTGTTGAACAGCACCATTGCCGTACCCTATAGCATTACCCGCTGGACCAGGAAATTTCTCGTAGTTGTGGTTGTGAGCTTTAAACTCATCATTCTGTTTATTACCTACAGGCAATGTATCTGATGAACCTCTAATGAACTCATCTTGTAAGTTAGGTAAGTTGAATGTAGTTGAACCATCACCAGCACCATACAAGTCAGCTACTTTAGAATACAGTAAGCTATATGTAGTTCTTGATACTGCTGAACCATCACAATGTAACCATCCTGTTGGGACACTGTCCATTGCGAAAGGTGCTACCATACCAATAACTGTGTCTACAGATGGAACTCCAATAGCTAATGGCATACGAGCTTCACGCCAATTATCTACAACTGAGGTACCTCCGTTCATTTCAAACTCATAAGTGCTTCCAGCTGGAACTATAAACATAGGCATTTGTAAATAAACACTTCCACCCGTTGATGAGTTATTTCCTATAAACCCAATCTCTGCACCATCCATACTACATTTAACATTATTTGCACCAACACCTGTTCCAGAAAAATATGCTTGAACATAAATAGGAACATCGTTAGTATTAGTATATACAGTATCAAATGTTCTATCAGCAGATACATCTTCCCATACTAATGCTTCAGGTGTAGGTGTAGAGCCACCACCACCTGTTACTTCTGTCCAGTTAGCATCTTGTCTTCCGTATTGTTTTCCATCTATTGGAGCTTCAGGTACACCACCACTAGAACCATCATAAGCGGTTGTTTGTTCTGAATCATCAGGGAAAGTTATCTTATCCCCTTGTATCTTAATAGTCATTATTTAATCCTCGCTTCTAATTTAGTTAATCTGGCTTCTAATGCTTCTATAATCTTATCTTTGGTAGCTAACATCTTATCTACGTCTTGTGTTGAATATGATACGTTTGTTGTTCTATATACAGTACCGTCACCACCTAAAACACAATTAGCAATTCCTGTTGAAGTACCAGGGTTTGCAATATTTAAACCACCTCCGATAATTACATTACCCTGTTCAGAAACCTTAAGTCCTACAGTAGAGCCACTTGCACCCACTCTAAAATTATGAGAATAGCTATCATATATTGCACCAACACCCGCTTGAGTATAGATTCTAGTGTTACTATCTAAAGGTTGTAAAGCTGGAATTGCATTTGGTTTTATAAAACCATTGACTATCATTTCTTGTGCTGTTTCTAACACACCATTAATATTAGTATCACCATTACATCTAACAGATGTTAGTAAATCATTATCAGAATTTTTAATGTAAAATGCAAAAGGTGAACTATCATTCCTTGATGCTTGTATACCTAAGCCATCAGTTCCTCCACCATCCCATGTAGCATTACCTACAGTTACAGCACCTATCAACCTAGTCTTTGTTACACTATCATTACCAATAGTAACTTCGTTAGTTACAGTAGGTGAACTTGGTTGAGCTTGGTAGCCTATGCAAGTATTATTAGACCCTGTGGTTAATTCAGAACCAGCATTTCTACCTAATGCAGTATTACTAGAGCCTGTGCTTAAACCTGTTAAGCAACCATTACCAACACCAATATTCTCACTACCTTCTGTAAGACCAGAGATTGCTGAATCACCTACAGCAGTATTAACACTTCCTGTTGTTACGCTTTGTAAAGCATAAGAACCAATAGCAGTGTTTTGATTACCTTCAGTGTTTAACTGTAAAGATTTTGTACCAAATGCAGTGTTGCGAGTTCCTGTAATATTAGAGCCTAAAGCAGTATTTCCAACGACTGTATTATTTTCTATAGGATAAGCACCACCCCCCATCCCAACTCTAATACCATTGACTGTTATGTCTTGTTTTGTTGATACACCACCATCAGTTGCAATAGTCATTAAGTTTTGACTAGTAGTTTCATTTCTAATTACAAAGGCATTAGCTTGGTCAGGTCTGATTTGCATAGAATACTTTTGGTCAGCATTATCTACTTGATAAGTTGCATATTTACCTGAATTTGCTTCTGCAAGAACAGTGGTATTTCCTGTGCTTGTATATTTAACAGTGTCACCACCTGATTCTGTCCATAAGCTATCTTCATCACTATCTACTACATGGTAAGCACTTCCTGTTGGGACTGTGACTGTTCCATCAAATTTAATAGCTCCAGCTGACATACCATTCTTTCCTGTTGGTATTGTGTAATCAGCAGTAATTGTTTGGTTGTTAAGATAAATACATCCATCAGCGACAGTACCCTCACCTGTTCCGCCACCTGGTTGAGGGAATGCTTGGAATGCTACTTTAACACCTGTTATTACTGTGCCTTGACCCATCTTAGGGATAACATTCATTACAACATAACTATCTGATACATCTTCAACTGTAACGAGTTCATATCTTCCGTAGTTTGGGGAGTCAACCTCATTTAATACAATAGAATCACCGGGTTTAACCGCAGTGAATTGTCGTACATTACCTGATTCGTCAGTCTTAGAACAAAAGATTTGTGTTGCTGATGCGTAAGAATATGTAAACAACGCTACATTCTGTAAGTACATATTGCCATTTTCAGGGTCTCTGTTAGGACTTGATGGATAGTCAGCAGAATAAGCTGAAGTAAAGAAGATGCTATCTTGTAGCTCTTCTATATCTTCTGAGTTTTGACTTACTTGTCCTGACAGTGTTCCAATAGCAGTTGTGTTGCTATTTATATCAAGCACATTCTTTGTAATGGCAGATGAATTACCTGTTATTTCAATTTGTTGTCTTGCTATTTCATCGTTATTAATGACAATCTTTGTGTCTTGAGCACTTTGTTGTGTATCTATTTCAGACTTAGTATATGTGTCAGCAGATGTTGGAATGTTTGTTAAAGCACTACCATCTCCAATAAATTTACTGGCAGTAATGTTTGAACTAGAAAGTTGTATGTTATTGTCAGTATTTAATATAACTGCCTTTTCAGCAGGATAGGTTTCAAACACATCAGAAGTTCCATCTAATGAAAGTAAACTTCCTGTGCTAGAAGATAAAAGATTTCTTGTAATCTCTGTTCCTGTCTTAACACCATAGCCAACTTCCCACTTATTACCCTCTACTACACAATAATAAACAGTATTACCATCAGTAATGCCATCCCAATTTTGAAATCCAGCCCTAACAGCTCCTATTTCAATCTCAGCTTTGCCTATTGTGGTACAGGCAGTTCTTACTCTATCTTTTAATTGTAATGCCATTATGATTTACCCTATGATAATGTTAGTTTTAAGTTTGTTGGTGTTATTTGGAATTGGTCGCCAATAGTAATATTTTTAGGCTCTATTAATTCTGCAAAGTAAAGTAAATTACCAGCTACTTCTGTGTCCATAATGCCTACATGAGTGATTGTACCCCATACTGTTGTTGCTATTGCCCATTCCATTTCATTTGTGTTTTGTGTAACACCATCTGTAGGTGCATCCATTGTAACTGGCAATCTAGTGTAAGTTACTCCTGATACTTCAGTTCCTGTATTATCTTTAGTTGGGTCTGATGTATATAAAGCTACATATGCCTGAGCAGGTGTAGTATAAGTTGTTTTTCTTACTGTAGCATCTATGAGAGCATCGGCAAGATAGTTTGAAAAGTCCATTTTATTAAGTTCCTATATTAATTTGAGAGTTGTACTGCTAGTGGTTGAGCTGGAAATTCGCTCTGTTCATCTGATTTAGTTATGCTTGTTAATCCTCTTGAGTATAGACTTTCCCATGTTGCTAACCTAGGGTCATCCATCAAGAATGGTGCTGACTCAGCAAGTGATGCGTATAACAGCAAATCAGGACACACCTCTAAAAACTCATTAGAAGGTACAGTATCTGATAATGGTGCTGGTATTTTGTAATAGGTCATGTTTGCAGTTGTAGCACCAGTTGGTTGTGGTGACAGTACAAAGTTGCTACTAACTAATGTGTAGTTAATAGGCTGACCTTGGTTTTGTGTGCCTTGTCTTCTATAAAATTGTGAAACAGTTTGAAACGTTAACGGAATAATTGGATTACCTTCCAAGTGCAAGTCTTTCATCTCAAGAAAGTCTGCTGGCGTAGGTATATTAAAACCAGAAGCCATTGCATAAGTAGACTGCTGTAGCATTTGTCTAAGCCTTAAATCTCTAGTTAGTCTATTTTCTGCTAACGATATAAACATAGGTATCTGCTCAGTTAGGTCTGTCCTAGCTAAGTAGCTTGCAATGTTCGTCTTTAAATTGTCATAACTTGTAAATGCTGGCATATCTTATAAGTTTCCTTTTTTAGTCCTGAAAAATAAATGCTCAGGGTCATTTAACCAAGCGAAGAAACGCTTTTGGTCTAATACTTCAAATCCTTTCATTATTCCTTGTTTGTTTAGTATATCCACTGCTGTAAATGGAATACTTGCTACTTTATTTCCCCATAAATTATCTGACCACTTAGTGTCAGCATTGTTATATTCTTGTTTGTTTCTTTCTATTAAGTCAGTAACATCTTGTGACTGCTTAAAAGTTATTTCATCTTTGTCATTAAGTCCTACCGATGTAGTCTTATTATTATGGTCTTTAAATGATTTCATATTTTCCCTTAAAGGTAATGCCCTCCGAAGAGGGCTATTACTTAGTTACTACGGAGTTACAACACCTATTTTATTAATCATTGCATGAGCTTTTTCGTTTTTAACAACGAGTGTGTACTCAACGTTCATCATATACTTCTCTGAATCGCCAGTCTTAGCTAGTTTAGTCTTTTTGAACGGACGTAAATAAGCTACTGATGCCATGCTAGGGTCTAGGACTAGAGCTACGCTGTTGTCTAAGAATCTATCAGGTACTACTGACAATGTACCAAAATCTGACATATAAATATCAGCAGTTGCTACGATTGTTGTAGGCTTGTTGCTTGGAGCTTGAAAACGCTGTTCAGCAATACCAGCAAACTTTGAAACTGCTTGCTTGTTAGTTGGTGAAACCAATAGCATTGATGGTTCGCCACCTTCAGTATAAGCTTCTAATACAGCCGAGTTTAGGTTAGCTTCTGTAAAAGCAGTAGAATCAACTCCATCACCAGCTTCTACTACGTTAGTAGTTAGCCATTTTTGAATAGGTATTAGAGTTCTAGCTGTTCCTGTACCACCAGGTCCACCTGTTTGGTCAGACAATAGGATAGATTCCATGTCTCGTTTTAGTTCTGATGATGCTTTAGCTAGTTGGTAAGCTGTTTCTGTAGTTCTACCAGCCTTATCTACTACGTCATCTGTTGTTGATACTTGAACAACTTTATCAGAAATCTGAGTCCAGTTATCGTTCATAGTTGTAGAGGTTAGAACTGAATCTTTTGCATCTGCCCCTTCAATTTGAGCGTTAGCGTAATCTACATCTGATAGTGAGTCTGTCTGCCATTCGTGTTTCGTATTTTTTGCCTTAGTTCTTCCGACTGTTGACATGAATGGAGTTGTTGTTGGAGAGATGTCATAAATCGCATCTTGTAAATCTTGACGAATACCAACGGTATCGTATGTGTCTAATGTTGCCATTGTTAATGTTTCCTATAAAAAGTTTTTGAATACTGAGGTGGCATCATCTATACTGCCTGTGCCTTTCAGTTGTTTTTTCTGCTTAGTGTAGGTATCAGTTTTAGCGACTTTATTTCCCTTCTTGGACATTTTAGGAGCGTTAGATAGCTTCTTATTGATGCCTGGGTTAGCTTTCTGCAACTTATCGTATTCCATAGCCTTCTTTAATATCATTACATGCCTATGGTCATAAACTTGTGCTAATTCATTATCACTAAATCCTACACTTTTCCCAAAGCTACGAATATCATTCTTGATTTGTTCGGCTTTCTTTGGGTCAGAAAATTCCTTTACCTTTTCCAGTAACATTTTAGATTGTTCAGCAACAAATTTTGCTTGTTGATTAGCTTGATACTGATTTGATTCTTGAGCTAACCTAGCTTGTTCTTGTTGTATTACCTGCATCTTCTTTGTGTTTTCTGTTTTTTCCGCTACCTTAACTGCGTAAGCTATTGGGTCATTTTCTTTTAGTTGTTCTAGGTCAGAGTAGTCTACATCGTTTTGTTGTAATATTTGACTAACCTGGCCTAAGCGAGCTTGGTATTCCTCTCTTAGATGCTGTGCTTCTTGGATTGCTTTAGCTTCTACTTCCATTGTCTTTCTTGTTTCTGCTAAAGTTTGACTTTTCTTGGTATAGTCATCACCTTTCTGATAACCAGTTACAAGCTCTTCTAAGGTGACATCTTTCTCTTCACCACCAGATTTTACTCTGTAAGTCTTGCGTTCTTCTACCTCTACTTCGTCTTCTTCTGAATCTTCATCGTCTTCGTCAGTAGCTTCTGGTTCATCTTCCGATTCCTCTTCTACTTCTTCTTCCAATGCTTCTTCATCAGTTTCCTCAACTGCTTCCGTTGCCACTTCTTCATTTGCTACCTCTGGTTTATCGTTTGATTCCTCGGCATCTAACATTTCAGTGAAAACTTCCGTTGCATCTCTTGGAGTTTCAACTGAGTTAGACTCTTGGTTGATTTGCTCGTTCATTTGTAATTCCTCTTTGATTGCTATTTAACGATAGCTCGTTTATACCCATTTGGGTAATAAATTAGTGCCCTGAGACCCCCGTAAAATGGGGCTCTATTTTGGCTGATATTTGCTGTGAGCTCATATAAGGCTCTGTGTTGTTTTAGCCCTACCTACCCTACACGGAATAATTTAAATCGCTCCTAGAGCGTCAAATCTTCCACCTTTTGCTGTCTATTTTCTTTTGGTCTGCAATAGATTGTAAATGAGACATTATCTCATTGATTGTAGTGATTCTAAGATAACATATCTCTCTTGCTTCTTTTTCATCTACATCTGAGTTGATTATCATATCTAAATGCATTTGTTTTAACTCATCCATTGCTTCTTTAAAGCTATCATCGTTAAGAATGTTAGCTATTGCTTCATGTTTCATGTGAACCCCTTATTTTTTCTTGTATATTTTGTCTATTAGTCCTGGTGTT